TCATAATTCCATGTACTTTTTAAATGTTTCGGCCGTTTTTTCTTTTGCGGTTTTCGTGACATGTGTATAGATGTTCATAGTCGTTTGAATTTCTTTGTGACCTAAACGGGCTTGTACTTCTTTTATGGATGCGCCTGCTTCAAAAAGGATTGATGCGTGAGAATGCCTAAAACCGTGAATTGTGATTCTGTGAAGCTTATTTTTAGTGATCATACGGTTTAAAAGGTCGTTTGGATATGCAAGCCTTAGAGGACGCATATCGCCCCGTATAAGGACATATTTAGCTTCTGAGGTGATTCCATTAGACAAGAGCATTTCTTTTTGTTGTGTGCGCCATTTTTTAAGTATTTGGGCTGTTTGATCATCAATTGTGATAATTCGCTTGGAATGATATTTTTTCGTTGTTTGGATGACTTCTTTACCGTTTTCAAAAAACATTGTTTGTTTGATGTTTATTGTTTTCTCTTTTAAATCAACGTCTTTCCATTCCAAGGCAATAAGTTCCCCTTTGCGCATACCAGTGAAAATAAGAACATAAAACATGACATAATCTTGTGGGGCGAGTTGAGAATGCGCTTTTTCGAGAAAGGTTTTGATTTCGTCCTTTTCCCAAAAGTTCCGTTTCTCTTCTTCCTGCGATAAAAAATTCTCTTCTTTTTTGGGGATCACAACGAATTCCATTGGATTTTTTGTGATGTATTCCATCCTTAGAGCATATTTAAATACAAGGTTAGCTTGAATTTTTACATTTTGAACAGAATCAATATCCTGAGCTATCAGATTTATCACCTTTTGACAATATGCTCTTGTGATGTTTTTTATTTTTAATTTCCCGAAGTGCGGCAGGATATGCTTTTTGAAATTCGATAGCTTTCTATATCTGGTGCTGCGCTTTATCGTTTTGGAATGAACATCCCACCATTCTTTAAAGACATCCTCAAAAGTGATGTCATTTCGGATAAGAGCATTATTATCAATTTCCTTCTGGAATTCCGCAGCGGCTGCGACAGCTTCTTTTTTGGTCTTAAAGCCTCGGCGTGTTGTTGTTTTCCTATTGCCTGTTTTGGGATCGATACCAACTCCCATTTTAAAAAGCCATTTATAGCCCGTTTTGGTTTTGTACTGCTGAAATGAAGCCATATTATCCCCCCAATCCTATTTAAAGTTTCTTTTAACTAACAATAAGATGAATTTTGTTAAAGTACATGTTAAGGCGTACTTTCGCAAATGGTTCAGTGACTTTAAACATCTTAGCAATGAGGTGAGCGTCAAAAAAATGATTTTGTGGAATTTTCATTCCATGAAGCATAAAAGTGGGGATGCAAAAGTGATATGAGAAGTAATTGGCTTGTCCTTCCTGATAATCTGACCAAAACTTTGGCATTGTTTTTTTATCTCCTTCATGTCTGTAAAGGTGGCATAGTTCGTGAGCAAAGTCATCCCACTGCTCGCAGCGGGTTTTCCGGCTATCTAATATAATCGTATACACGTCATTATACTTGAAAGAACAACTCGGGACAGGCTTGAAATAGACTCTTATGCCTAACAATTTAGCTATACGCTCGAAATCAATTTGCTCTGGTGTAATGATGTTGATACTTCTGTACAAGTTTTCAATCCAATCCTCTAAATGACTCTTTGTATACACCAAGAAGAACGCCTCCTAAGCCCATTTATCAAATTGAGATAATACTTTTTCGAAAAAAAGAACATACGTTCTGTTTTTCGTGTGAAAGAAAAGCCTCATTTAGAGGCTATCAATTATTTTAAATCGATGATTCCGGTTTCCGTTCCCCATGCACCAGTCTGCACTTGTAATTGTAGGTCTTTTGCGTTAGCAACTTCCGGAGCTACATCAAATACTACTTTTCCACTGATTTTAGAATCAGGATTCAAGTTTTGAAGGAAAAAGCTATTGTCAATATTGCCGTCCTCGCTTTGGTTCGCTGACATGCTTGCAGCAGAATCAGCTTCATAGGTTTTTTCTCCACGTTTAAGCTTGAAGAAAGAAGCGTCTACTGTTACTTTTTCATTGCCGTTATTTTTCAATGTGACATCAATAACAAGGTATTTATCGCTAGCTTTTTGAGGCAATGCAGACGGTCCCACCTGATCTGCTGTTTTCTTCCCAGTGATTTTATAATTCATATCACCGACTTTAACATCGTCACCGATTTTAGGGTTTGTTTCCTCTTTTTTCGGTTCTTCCTTTTTTTCTTCTTTCTTCGTATCTTGTTTTGTTTCAGTCGTTTTACTCTCGGTGGATTTTTCTTTATTTGTTGATGAAGCTTGCTCTGAATTTCCACCATTTGATGCTGCTGCCCCGATGATGATAACGATGATTAACCAAAACCACCATTTCTTATAAATTGGCTTTTTTGTTTTTTCTTTTCCCACGTTCAGTTCCCCCAGTTCATATATATGTACGTCTTTTATAATAGGCTAAAATACATAATATTTCAACGGGATTTTACCAGTTTTGACAATAGTCTCACTGTTGTTTGCGGGCTTTTAATGTATGAATCTCGAATTCTGCATCGGCCACTTTGCGGTTAACAAAGATGACGCCTTCTTTAAGGGAGCTGATTTCATCAAGAAGGAGATTATCCGCATTAATGTTTTCGACATGCTGAGAATCGATTTTCTCACTTAATGCTTTGATGTCATCTTTAGTCGCTACATTTTTTTCGAGATCAGTTAGACGGTTATTAATAGCCTGAATCTCTTTCAAGATTATTTCAAATTCTTTATTTTCCACATAAAAAACCTCCTGATTTTTTATAAAAGAGATTATAAAAGGAACATAAATGAGAATGTAAAAGAGAACAACACTTAGAACTCTTGTGTATCAAGGGTTTGGCGGCATCGGAAAAACCGATTTATAAATGAGAATATACATGCAATATAAATCCAATGTAAATCTTATTAGTAAACAATAATAAACAATATAAACAATAGATATATATATAAGTGGACGGTCTTTTTGCTTTCAAGATTTTTTTCTTAATTTTAGTTGGTGGATTCATCAGAATACACTTTATCTTGCTCTTGTTTTACTATTCCTCGAATTAAGTAATCAAGAGATACCTTATAAAAATCAGCTATCTTTATAAGAGTTTTGTAACCAGGGTCATTGTCTCCGGTTTCATATCTCGCATAGGTAGAGCGATTTATTCCGAGTTCTTCTGATAATGTTTCTTGAGAGAGCTTAGGTTTTTGTTTATTTCTCAACATTTTTAACCTTTCTCCTAAAGTCATAAAAATAACTCCTTTAAATTCAACTCCATGCTGTCACTCCTTGCTTAGTCAGATTTCTTTTTCCCGCCTTCTTTCAGTTGCTCCGTAATGATTTCGAGGGCAGCGTCTAAAATCTCCTGTGTAACTTCTCCATCACGGGCGGCAAGGAAGGTTTTTGGGTCATTTAAAATCCTCTTTGCTTCGTCTTCAAAAATTTTATCTTGAACCTTCGGGTCGACGCCACGAAGTAAGTAGTCAGTTGAAACCTCGAAAAAGTCAGCGATTTTGATTAAGGTTTCATAATCCGGCTCTCGTGTACCTTGTTCATAATTGGCGAGTTTACCACGAGAAAAACCTAATCTATCTGCAAGCTCATATTGGCTTAAACCTTTTTCTTTCCTTAAGGCTGCAATTCTTTTCCCTAACACAACAATCACTCCTTAGTCTCCATTATAACTTGGAAACTATGCGTTTCTACAACTAGACACAAAAAGTTTCTAAAAACACTTGACGGAAACAAAACGTTTCTGTATAGTAGTAATCAAGAAAGGAAACGAAATGTTTCTAAGGGGGTGTAACCATTGGAACGCGAAATACTATTCACTTTACGTGGTGATGTCTCAAGGTCAGCGGTGGCCGAAGAATTAAATATAACCCCTCAAATGCTTGGTGCAATTGAAAGGGGAGATAGAACACCTTCATTGACTTTGGCAAAGAAAATTGCTGACTACTACGGAAAATCTGTAGATGAAATTTTTTTTGAGCAAAACAGAAACAAAATGTGTCCTAATAAAAACACAGCATAGGAGGCTGACCATGAATCAAAAGAAGCTAGATCAATTAACTGACTTGTTGAATGGTATGACCCAGTCTGAATGGAATCGCGTTAAACAACATGTTGATATGTTGTACAGTTCTAAAGCCGCCAAAGTGGAGTTTGACGACTCAGAACTATTAGAAATTAACCTGAAACGCGAATTTAGGATCTCTTGATCTGAATGAACATTGGGTGAATACGATAATCGGCATTTCGATAACGGATATCAACATAATCCTGCTGATACATCGTGTGTTCATTTTTAGTTTTAGGGCTCCAAATATCAGCACCTTCTTTCCACCATGTAAGTGGAGAAGAGTCTGATCTGCCTATTCTACAGTCTGGATCACTGGTCAAGTCAACCCATTCACCACAAAGACAAGCATGATTACAAACCACAGTATAGGAGGCGAACATTTTGGCTAATCTCGGTATCTCACTTGATAACTTACCGAACGAAACGGTTTTCGAGATTGTTAAAGCGCTTTGTGAAAAAGCTTATCAACAAGGCGTGGAGGACGGCGTAAAAAAATATTCGTATCCTCCAATATTAAAAAACACTCATTTGCAAGAGATTTTCCAAATCAAATCGGCAGCGGTGACAAGACTAACCGGAATCGAGTCTTTCCCGAAATTGAAAACCATTCAAGCTAGATATCCGCGTGATCTCGTTTTTGAATGGATCAAACAAAACTCAACTTGGGTCGAAGAAAACACAAACTATTTTCAGAAAGGTGTGAGTTAAATGCATCAACTGCAAAAAGTATTCAATTACCAAGATCAGCAGGTCAGAACAGTCGTTAAGGATAATGAACCTTGGTTTGTTGCAAAGGATGTCTGTTCAGTCTTAGAAATCAAAAACAACCGCGATGCCCTTGCTCGACTCGATGAAGACGAAAAGGGGGTAGTTTTAACCGACACCCTTGGCGGAACGCAGGAACTAACAGCGGTTAACGAACCCGGCCTATATTCACTGATCCTCGGCAGCCGCAAACCAGAGGCCAAACAGTTCAAACGCTGGATCACTCACGAAGTCATCCCAACGATCAGAAAGACAGGCGGCTATGTAGCGAATGACGATTTATTCATTCAAACCTATCTGCCACAGGCTGACGAACAAACGAAACAGCTTTTTAAAGTCACCCTGCACACCATGAAAGAGCAAAGCAAGCAGATCGAAACAATGAAGCCTAAAGCCCTTTTCGCCGATGCAGTCGAAGCGTCAGAATCATCCGTTCTGGTGGGTGAGTTAGCGAAAATCCTCAAGCAGAACGGCATCGAGATTGGCCAAAACAAACTATTCAAATGGCTGCGCGAGAACGGCTATCTGATTCGAAAGAAAGGTGAGTCGTTCAACCTTCCTACTCAACGCAGTATGGATATGGGGCTGTTCGAAATCAAGAAAAGCACCATCAACAACCCGGACGGCTCAGTCAGAACCACACGCACACCAAAGGTAACAGGCAAAGGGCAAATATATTTCGTCAATAAATTCATCAAGTCGCAATCTGCTTAATTCTTTCTATATCAATCATACAACCATAATCTGTACAGAAAAATAGAGAACATAGGACAAAGGAGAGTTCAAGAATGCCAGAAATAGTGTCTAAATCACTGGCGCATCTACTTGAAACGAAGAACATGACAAACGGGCAACTCGCCCTTGATCTAAACGTTTCGGAGTCGATGGTCAGCAAAATGAAAAACGGAACAAGAAAAATGCCGTGGGATGTGGCGGAAACGTCACTAAAGAAATTCGATCAACCATTTTTCGCAATGGGAATCATGAACAAATTCAGCGATGGTTGCTCGCCGCCCGTCTTCACTGGTGAATCAGTCGAGCAACATCGACTGGCTTTTGAAGAGATCATGGTCACACAGGCAACAGAAGCCATCCAGACGCTTGCAGATGTGAGTTTTGTTAAGAATCCGAAGCTGATCTCTTTGGAAGAAAGGGAGCGCATTAAAGTGGTCATAAAGGAACTTCTGGACGTGGAGGCATGGGCTAAAAACTTAGCGGCCTTATTGGCGAAGGAATACAACATTTCACTCAAAGAGTGCTACAAAAAAGCAACTATCACATGGAAGGCGAAAGGGTGGCTCGAATGAACTTAAATCATTTTTTGAAGTCCGACAGGGAGAAGGCGGAACGACTTTACAAGTCATTGCAATTTCTCGTTTCTGAACTATTGGAGGATGCCGTCAAAGAGGGTGATTTTGATGGGTGTATAGAACTTGCGGGTAGCATAGTCGATCACAGCAGAGACTTAAAGAAAATGCAGCACCCTGAAAAAGTAGTGGAACTACACGAAATCGCGTCAGAGTTCGCCAAAAGAGGGCTGAACGTTGTGCCTGTTAAACCGCCAGCAAGAGGGATTCACTAATGATCCATTACCTTCACAGGCCGGCAACAGCGTCCGAGGTTAGGGAATGGTGCGCGAGAATCCGAGACCACCCCGAATTACATTTGTCATGGGATCAGTATGTCAAGAAATCTATGAAAGGAGATTTTCTAAATGAACATTGAACACCCAATTATCACAGAAATTAACCGTTACGGCTATCCAAAGGATTATTTGCGGTATGAAGAAGAGGAAGAAAACGAAGACGACGAGGCATAAAAAAAGAACCTTTAAAAAAGGTTCAACCAGATCAAATACCAAGTGTTAAATTTTGGGTGGTGGAAAGGCAAGATAAACTTCCCAAATATAAGTATATCAGTCTTCTGCCAAAAAAACAATATAGAAGGTGAAAGAATGACGAAAGTCCTTACATCTACCGAAGGAATGCAACGGCAAGCATGGTTGGAAGCGCGACGGAGAGGCATTGGCGGGAGCGATATTTCTGCCATCCTCGGCCTTAACAAATGGAAAAGTCCCATTCAATTATACATGGATAAGATCGGCGAAAGTCCTTTAGAGGATAACGAAAGCGAGGCGGCAAGACTCGGGAATCTATTGGAGGACATCGTAGCCCAGGAATTCAGCCGGAGGAAAGGGCTGAAAGTGAAGAAGCGGAACGCCATTTTACAACATGAGAAATACCCGTATTTTTTGGCGAATGTTGACCGCCTGATTGTCGGCCGGAAGGAAGGTCTTGAGTGCAAGACAACCACCGTATACAAGCGCGATGAATGGACATCGGACAGCGTGCCAGATGCGTACTTTGTTCAATGTCAATGGTACATGAGCGTAACCGGGTTCAAAAAATGGCATTTGGCCGCCCTTATATTAGGTGACGTTGTGAATCCTTGGCGATTCCATGAGATCAAGCGCGACGATGAACTGATTCGGATCATGGAAGAAAAGGCCGCCTACTTTTGGAATGAACACGTTTCTAAAAGAGTGCCGCCACCGTTTGACGGGTCGCAATCATCAAAAGATTTACTGGATGCCATGTACCCGGAGCAGGTCGAAGATTCAGTTGATTTGCCGGGATACTTTGATAGCAAGATTGAAGAATACGAACGGACGAAAGAGAAGATCAACGAACTGACAGAGCGGAAGCAGGCCATTGAAAACGAGATCAAAGGGATTCTCGGTGAAAGGAAACATGGTTTTGTTGCTGGTAAAAAAATCACTTGGTCCAGGTTTCCGGTTGAACGCTTTGACAAAGAAAAATTCAAGAGAGAGCACCCTGACATCTACAGGCAATATGTGAAAGAGGGTAGCGGTTCAAGATTTTCAATCCGGTAATGAAAGGGGAAAACGGTATGACACAAGCAGAGAAATTGAAAAACGACATAGCGAAGCAGGAGCAAAGAAACGAGGTTGCTCAAGATGATAAACCAAAAACAATTCTTGATGTAATGATGCAACATAAAGAATCGTTTGAAATGGCTTTGCCTAAACACTTGGACGCCGACAGGCTGATTCGTTTAGCGGTTACAGAGTTCAGAAAAAACCCAATGCTTAAAGAATGCACGCCTGAGTCTTTGCTTGGAGCCGTTATGCAAGCGGCGCAAGTTGGATTAGAACCGGACGCGCTGGGGTCGGCCTATCTTGTGCCTTATTACAACAAGAACAAGAACGTTAAAGAAGTTCAATTGCAGATCGGATATAAGGGCTTGATCGAATTAGTCAGAAGATCAGGCCAAGTAACAAGCATTGTAGCAAATGAAGTCTATGAAAATGATGAATTTGATTTCGAATACGGGATAAACGAAAAGTTATACCATAAGCCGACGATGGATGCAGACCGTGGGAAACTCAAATGTTTCTATGCTTATGCCCGATTTAAAGACGGCGGCCATGCTTTTACAGTCATGAGCGTTGAACAAATTAATCAGATTCGCGATAAATTCAGCAAGTCGCAAAAGAACGGAAAGCATTTTGGCCCTTGGGCTGATCATTATGAGTCAATGGCAAAAAAGACGGTTATCAAGCAGCTTGTCAAATACATGCCGATAAGCGTCGAAATTCAGAATCAAATAACGAGGGACGAAACGGTGCATTCAAGCTTCAAAGAAAAACCAAAACCGATTTACGCGTTTGAAGAATCGCCAGACATTATCGACGCACCCATAGAAAATTAAGCGAAGGGCGGCGCATCATGATGAACAAAATTGTCTGCAAATGGGCGTTTGAATTGCGCAAAGTCGAAGTTGACAAGTGAAACGGGTTTACGGGTATGAGCACTCTGTGAAAGGAAGTAGGTGAGCGGCGTGGATATGCAAGGTATGGGGTGTGTTGTCCTCCCCCGTCTTCCCTTTAAAGATGAACGTGACGAGATAATTTACGATCATTTGTTTAAAAGGGCGGAATACAGGCAAGGCAAAGAGCTTGATATAGGTCAAACAATTATCAAGATCACACACCTTGCCGAGAGGTTCAACTGGTCTGCTGTTCAAATAAAGTACTCTCTGGATCGAATGGCTAGGCAGGGATATTTAAAGATCGACAGGCTACCTCAAAAACGCGGCTTCATTGTAACCATCGTTAACTATGCAGAGTATACGCGTTTCGAAAATTATAAAAAGAAAAAAGCACCGGTATCAGATCCAACGGAAGGAAAGGAGGAAGACAAGAATATGAAGACAAACCCATTTCAGTTTTTTGAGGACGAAGGGTTCGGCTTATTATCCTCATTTTTGGCGGATATGCTTAAAGGTCTGATAGACGATTACGGTGAGGAAAAGGTGCTTGATGCCATGAAAGAGGCTGTTAAGCGAAATGCCCGCAATATGGCTTATGTCCAGCGCCTCCTACAATCAAATGAACTTAAAAGCAAGGAGTGGGGAAATGACTATCAAGCAAAAAAAGCAAGAAAACAAAGCGATCAGTATAAACACGGCATTTCAAAAGGTGATGCAAAGCCTTCGGGAAAAATCAGCCCACTTTTCGGCCCCGGACGCATCCGGAGAAAAGGCTGAGTACGAATGTGAAACCTGTAAAGATCATGGCATTGTGTTTTATCGGGTTCATAAAGATACGAAATGGAATTATGACGAACGGTTAAAGCAACTTGTGCCAGAGGAAATGGTGCCGGAAGATGATTTTCTTTCTGGAAAGGTTTGTCCGCCGGAAAAGGCAGGGGAATGGAAGGATACCTATTCCAAACAATGCGACTGTGTACGGCGAAAGAGAATAGCCCGACTTATGGCAGCCAGTGGCATTACAGAAGAATTTGAAAAGCTTATATTCGGCAATTTTAAAACGGAGGGGAAACCAAAATTGATAAAGGATGCATATGATTGCGCTGTTGAATACTTCAAGGATTTTGAAAAAATCAGGGGGGATCGTTCAAACAGTATCGCTTTGCTTGGTCAACCCGGCAGCGGCAAAACTCATCTGCTTACAGCCATTATGAATAATCTCATCAAGAAGAAGTCCGTCCACTGTTTGTATTTCCCGTATGTAGAAGGCATGGGGGATCTGAAAAAGGACTTTGATCAATTGGAAACCAAGCTTGATGCGATGCGGAAAGTCGAAGTGCTTTTCATTGATGACTTGTTCAAGCCTGTATATGTAACCACTAGTGAAGGGCGTATCAAGAAACCACGGGCGACCGAATGGCAGATTGAACAAATTCAGTCCATCGTAAATTATCGTTACCTGAATCATCTGCCGTTACTTGTTTCTTCAGAACTTACAACAGATGAGTTGCTGGACATTGATGAAGCTCTCGGCTCCCGAATCCATCAAATGTGCCGGGATTATACGGTAATCATCAAGGGGGACATGATGTTGCTGAATCATAGATTGTCAGATTTAAGTGATTAGCAAACATTTCATTAACAAAAACACCGAAACCTAAAGGCTCCGATGCTTTATGAACTGTGGGTAATTCAATTATAGCACACTGGGGGCGGTTTGAGTGAAGCCGAAAACAATAACTATCAATGATGATCTAAGGTTTACTGGAACGATGGAGAAAGGCAAAATCCGTGTAATTGTTGTGGACGGTAACAACGGGACGGCATACGAAACGGACGCCCCGGAACATGGGAAAACAATTATTCAAACGATAAACGGCAAGTGTAAACGTGTTGATTATGAAATAGGCCACAAACTCGATTAAAGGAGGATTCACAATGTGCAGCTTGTGCAATGGCGAAAAGGTTATCAGGCAGGAATCCGGCAGCATGGTCGCATTCCATGCCTGCCCGAATTGCAAGATTGAGAAACAGGACTTAATAGATACCATCAGTCAGCTTAATGCGATCATTCAAAAGTGGCAGCAGGAGAAGAGTGCGTAATGTACATCATGCTGACTAAATGCGAGTTTGGTTGGACGGAAGACGAAATGAAGCGAGTTAAAGAGGACTGGCGCGCGGGCGTCCCCATCGAAGAAACAGCGGCGGCACTTGAACGCCCGGCTTTGGAAGTATTATTGTTGATTGTCGATCTATGCGAACGCGGGATACTCAAAGAGCGAAAGGGGAGTATTTACGGTGACAAGGCTAAATGTGGGTGACTGGGTGAAGTTCTCTCCGACAAATTTCTACAGGTGCAATCAAAAAACAATTCTTAAAGGGTACATCCTTGAAATGAACGGAAATTATGCAGATGTCAGAGCCGAAGACAAAAAATTATATCTGGGCCAGAGAATGGCGGACTTAATACCATGCGAGGATACGCCAGAATACACGCAGGAAAGCCTCAGAACGATGATAAACATTGCACTCGATACAAAAGACCGGAACTGGTTTGAAGAGCTTACAAGCGAATTAAAACGCATTCAGGAGGTAGAGGGATGAGAAAACCGATGATATTGAGCCAAGAGGAAATAGGACGGAGCGCCGGGACAATGATGATCGTGATAGGGGTGACTCGGTTAGTTGAAGACGAAGGAATGACGCCGCATGAAGCTTTTGAACAAATGGAACGGGTTAAAAATTCGGTGTTTCACGCGTTATCTGAAATTCATCGCGAAGTAAATCAAGCGGGACAGGAGGTAGTCAAATAATGCAAAAGATCAAACGACTCATCTTACGGCTGATCGGGCGGAAAAAGAAGGAGCAGAAAAAAGTGTTCGAATGGTGGAAGTTGATATGAGGGCACTGCTGTCAATCATTATGCTGGCCGGATACAGGGAAAAACAGATCGAACAATGGTTAAAAGATGACGGGAGGTAAGGGGAATGAGAAAACGAAAATATCGGGCATTTGTGAAACAAGTTAACAAAATGATTTACTCTGAAAATTCTTATCCGAAAGGTAATAGCGATTATAGATTCGTAGCGTCAGAAGAACATAAAAAGGGTTTGGGGGTTGAATATTTCACAAATCGGACGGAGTATGTCAATCAATACGGCGGGGTGGTCCTCTTGCCTGATTGGAGAGTTTTCACAGATGAAGAGGCACCGGTCACAGAATACACCGGATTGAAGGACGAAACCGGCCGGGAGATTTGGGAGGGTGATATCCGGAAAGACTCTCTCGGTAGAATTTTCAAGGTTGTTTTTTACGACGATCTAGCCGCATTTTATGGGGAACATCCCGGTGGGTTAATTCAGTGTCTTGCCGATTGTGGGCCGGATTCGGAATATCTCGGAACAGTCTATGAAAATCCCGGTCTATTGGAGGCGGCGGAATGATCACCCTTAACATACCAGTCGAACCAATGGGAGCCGTCCGGATGACCGGGCGCGGGAAATTCGTGAATAAAAACGCACAGCGGTATTTAGCTTATAAGGATTTCATCAAGCTGCACGCACAGAAGCAGATGAAAGGACAGCAGCTTTATACCGGTCCTACTGTAGTAAAGGTGCTTTTCTCCATGCCGATTCCAAAAAGTTGGTCAAAGAAAAAGCAACAGGAGGCCATTTCAACGGTACACATCAAAAAGCCGGACATCGACAATTTAGTAAAAGGTGTTTTCGACGCTCTGAATAAAACAGCGTGGCATGATGATAACCAAGTTTTCATGGTCATAGGAGCCAAAGTTTACGGAAAAGAACCCGGGATCGAGGTTCAAATAATGGGGCTGGCAGAATGGGAAAATTTAAGCGCCTGATCATCCGTTATAAAAACCAATACGGGCGCACTGTGGGGCACGACACCCTTTGGAGGGGTTTAGATAGCCTCATAGAGTTAAAACGTCGCTACGGCTTTTTAAACGAAGATTTGGAGCATGTCAAGATTGATGGAAGAGTTTGCGATTTGCAGGAGGTAAGGGCCGAGCTTGAGAAGCACGGGTAAAAAATTTCGGCTGAGAATGTCGATTCCTGTCGGAAATAGACGAAAGGGGAAAAGGAAATGCGGAATTTGCGGGAATTCAGCAAAAAAGAACTTGCAGAAATACATTATAATTTGAATTCTTGGAAATGGGATTACAGATTGGGAGCAAAACCGGAAAATTGGGATGAGCTGCCCAATTGGGAGCCTCTCAATGTTTTATCAAAACGACTATATATCGTTCCGATCATGGATGAAATATTAAATATTGTCGGCGCGAAATACCTTTTCAAACATTTTCATTTGAACAAGTTAAACAAAAGTGAGAGAGAATTCGAAATATGGTGGTTAAAAAGGCGCTTAAGAGTGTTTTTTACCGGAAGGGAGATATAAAACATGATAAATCGAGTTGTTTTATGCGGAAGGTTAACAAGAGATCCTGACCTAAGATTTGTCGGGGATGGTAAACCGGTAGTCAGCTTTACCATTGCAGTCAATCGGACATTTAAGAACCAGAACGGAGAAACGGAAGCGGACTTTATTAACTGTGTCGCTTGGAGAAACGCTGAAAATATTGCCAAGTTTCTGAAAAAGGGATCAATGGCAGGTGTGGACGGACGTCTTCAGACACGAAGCTATGACGATCAGAGCGGGCGCCGGGTGTTTGTGACAGAGGTAAACGTTGAATCTGTGCAGTTTCTCGATCCGAAGGGCGGCGCAGGGCGGAACCAGAGCAGTGGCCAGCAGGGGAACAGCTTTCCAGATGATCCGTTCGCCAATGACGGCAAGCCAATCGATATCAGCGACGAGGATTTGCCATTTTAAGGGGGAGAGACTGTGACACCAAAAGAACAGGAGTTAGCTTACAAAATGCTAGTTAAACTCGGGAAAAATATACAAAAGGTAGGAACTGTAAGACTTTACACGTCTGAACAAGAGCACGCACTTCAAAACATGGCGGATTGTATGAATACACTAGAAATATTACTACGACCAGATGAATTTAAAGAGCCCGGTTTTACAATGAGTCCATCTATAAGAGGACCAAAAAAGAAATGGGGATTATTTTAGGGGGCTGCGGCATGACAAGGCGCGTTGTTCAGTGGTAGGCCACGAATTACGACCAGGAAGAGTTGCAGGTTATTCAGGTGTTTGAGGAAGGCTTAAGCAAACAGGATGTTAAGAGGGAAGTGCCGTTCAGCAGATGGCACGGCGTCCTATACAAAACTGAAAGGGGAAACGGATATGACTTCAAATAGAAACTCAAGCAAGCATGGAGAGGTAATCACTTGGAAGATGACGGAGGAGCAGCGGCAGGCGTACATCAAAAAACATCCCATCATGCCGAGTGATGAGCATTTGAAGTATTGGGATTGGGACGGCGGAAAGAAGGAGCAGCAGGCATGAAAGAGTATGAAATCAGTTTGTCTAACGGAAGAGAATTTTACAGAAATGATGAGGGATCGTGTTGGCTGGATGGTGAGTATGAAACAAATCACGACATCGTTATAAGCGAATTGTCAGAAGAAATTATTAGATTACTGGTGGAAAACGCACAGCTAGACCATCGCGAAAAGGAAATTAAGCAGCTGTGGGTGGAAAACGAACAAATCAAGGGGAAAAATGCAGTTTTGCAGCACAAAATGAAATTTTATAGTGACGCTATTGAAATGATTCGGGCTGAAATAGAGAAGAAGGATATAAAAGGAGCCTACCTCTTAATGCTTTGGCTTATGGAAAAGACAGAAGAATGGGGTGAGGGTGATTAACAATGTGCATTCTTGACGAAATCGGATTCACGCCGGAGCAGTATTTTGAGTTGAAAGACAAAAGAATGACAGACGAGGAAATTGCATGGGACGAATTAGATGTCGCGCCCTGGCATTTGAAACAATGGAAGAAAAAGCACGGCGTCAGAAACGAAAAAATACGCCACGGAAAGAAGTTCACTCGTGAGGAATGGGAAGAGAAGCGAAAAGAAGGGCTGACAGAACCGGAAATCGCTGACTATTTCGGATACAAAACGTTTTCTATCTACTTGAGATACAAGAGAAGTCTCGGCATCCCGCCAATGACAAAGAAAATCGAGCGCACGCCGGAATTGCTGGCCGAAATCAAAAAGTATTTGGATCAGGGGCTTTTGATCAAAGAAATCACCGAGAAAATAAGCGTGAAGATGTCCAGTGCCATGGTTGGCAGAATCATAAGAGAGGAAGGGCTGCATGATGAGAAACCCGATAATAAAAAGCGTATTCGAGAAAATAGAAAAACAGCAAGAAAAGGGGCTTGAGAAATACGGAACCGAGGTCAAAACGGATTTGTACAGCTTGCGGGGATGGTTGCAGCACGCTCAGGAAGAGGTTATTGATTTAGCGGTATACCTTGAGGCGGCTATACAAAAATTCGATGAATTAGAGAAGAAATTTGATGAATTAGAGAGGGAGAAGGCATGATCATAGCATTCAAAATCATACTGTTAATCATCATGTTTTCATCGTTTTCATATGCAGCAGGAGAGAAAGAAAAATCGAAACGGGATAATATGACGGCTATCTGCATAGCCTCAATAATCGGTTCTCTCGTCGCTTTCATCATGATTTAAGGGGGAAAGATAGGGTGAAGGGTTTAAACGTGATCAAGGGCTGTTTAATCGCTCTTGGCGGGGTATTTATGATCGTGTATCAGTGGGGATACCGGCCGACTATCGGAGAATCTGCGACAATTATCGTGTTCACCCTTGGATTAGTGTTTGCGACGGAGGTTAGAAACTGGTTTTACAGCTTGATCTTGGTTCTGATCAGCGCTTTCGCCGTCGTCCTGTATGGATATATGTATCTTGAAAACTTCAAACAACTGCTTGTAATGCTATTAGTCTCTTTGCCAATGGTATCAGCAATATTCTTGCACGTGGCGGAGCATGATGCAGAGAAATAAACATCGGCGCGAGCCGGGAAGGGGAATAACTCATGAAAAAACTATTCAAAACCATTGTTACACTGTCACTCTTGATTTCTGGAACGCTTTTATTCTCACAATCTGCGGCGGCTGTTTGGTCGCCGTGGCAAAAGGAAGCATTCGGCCATACAGCGAGGATTTTCACCGACGACACGAATTACTATTCAGGAGCAAAAACAGTTGACTGGCGGGCGGAAAAGAAGGGTTCTGGAACGCTTTACTACACGGCTGGCGTCTATAAAAAACGTTCGGGCGGCGGCTTAACTGATACAAACCTTGTGCAGCGGGGATACTTTAAGCACTCAACACCGTTAAAGTCTTTCAGTGTCAACGAGATTCGCAAGCGCACCGGGAAAGGATCATATGTCATTCAGATCGATTGCTACACAGACGCGAAGAAAAACAACTATGTCGGGACGTTTGAATCCAAGACGTTTTATATCAAGTAAGGGGGCTGCAGCCCTCTTGAAAGGGAAAATGTAAAATGCAATTTATCGAATTGACGTTAATCGGCCAAGCCGGGAAGGGGAAACGCGGGCAGATGAATAAAGAACAGTTTACATTTGAAATGGAATTGAAGGGCGGACTTAATGGCGAGAAATCGGACGAGAAAAAACGTTTGGAAAAAATAAAAGAGTCTTACTCAAATTGCGTCGATATGGCTTTGTCTGAAGGTGAAACGTTGCCCTATTACGATATAGAAGTAGCTGATATGAATTTTCTTATCGAACAGGCTGAAAAGGGGCTGACCGTGACGAGGAGCGCCGGGAATTTACGCGCTTTACATGAATGTGTAACAGCCATGCAAAAAATCAAATTCATATGCCGAAGGGCGAAAAAAACCTACATCGAGGAAAAGGACATCGATGACATTTTGAAACTACTTGAAGGGAAAGTATGAGAGGCCGTAGCCGGGAAGGAGAATGAAGGACAAAAAACCGCCATGCGGCGGCCGTCAGGAAACATTTAAACTCGGTTTTATGGTATCATAGAAGTATAGCGAAAACAAAATAATCGTCCAAGACGGAAAGCCTGCGGACACTGAACTTACAGCATTTACGCTGTTTGTTTGGTGTCCGTTTTTTATTTATATACGATAAGGAGGAAACGGACATGAATAGAAAAGAGATTGAAAGCATCTTAAAGGATTATCGGTGGATGATGAACAGCATTCAAGTCCTGCGCGAATCCTTAGAGGATGCCGGCGAAGGGTTAACTGCAAAATACGGGGTTGAGGCGTCTTTACCGAAGGCGCAAGGCACTACAAGCGATCCTGTATATAACGAAACGATCAGAAGGTCGAAACGCTTCAAAAAAATCGAGATATACGAGCAGAAAGTCCAGAAACTACAAGAACGAATTAGCCGGATTTCAGACGAGCGGGAAAACGAGGTTTTACACTGGCTGCTGGAAGGTAAAAGTTATCGGTGGATTGCACAGCATATGCAGCTTTCTTTCTCTCATATTCGCAACATCCGAGAATCAATCATTGATAAGCTGGCCGGTGAATCAAATTGCACGAATTGCACAAAAGGCACGGATTTAAATTCTTTGAAATCTGTGGGTTAAAATAGAGTCAAGGAACATCCCTACTATGTTTCTTTGTTTCTCGTTTCTTCAATCGAACCTTACACCTTAACTATGTACAGATTGGCGGCACTGCGAATGCGCGGGGTCGCTCTTTTTTATGCAGTGGCGGAATAGGTAGACGCTTAGGCATAAGATCGGATACGACTCGGCGAGGTTTTAAAACCCATGGGAACCGTTAAAGGGGAAGTCAGGTAAGCTGCTGCCCGTTGTGGTGAAATGCTGATCATGCAAGGTGCAAATCCTTGCCCGCATATCAAAAGGGAACTTACGCCCGGCTATTGAATAGCCAATTGGAACCACTTTAGAGACCATTGGGTCGGTGGGATAGGTAGTAATCGTGGGGCGGAGCAGGGCACTTGAAGATATGGGTTAGGGTGTCCACAGACTATCTACCATGTGTAGAAAAGTATTCTTGAAGCGTGTGAAGCGTTTCATGCTGTGGTGGCGTATGTTGCTATATGGCTTACGCGAGCGGCTAAGGGTGGTCAAGGGTCGCAATTCGCTATTATGAGCTCATCTGCCATGCGCAGAAGGAGAATCCCGAAGCACGCACGGCGTCATCGGGTTTTAGGGTTCGGGGTTAGCCCGGACGGACATATTGCCGATAAGGCCTTTGCTACTAACTACTTTGTAGGGTGAACCCGTCACAGCCTTATCACGGGCGGCAATAGTTATGGGAAAGCGGCTTGCATGACGCAGGTCGCTTTTTATGTTTGTTGTGATGCGCGCCCTGTAAGTCTTGGGACAACTACCAGCTAACGCCAAGCACGGGCGCGGCTCAGAGCAAATAAAGGAGAAAAGACTATGATTCTACGACAATACTTACAGGACAAAAGAGAGGAAGAACGCGAGAAGGCGAGAGAATCGGCCCGAAAAACTCACAAGTGTCATGGATGCGTGTGGGGGACATGGGCCGGAAATAAATACGTCTGTCCTTTTGGGCGGTGCGTGAAACCGAAACCATCGCACGACGAAAATTAGTTTCGAAACAACACAATCCAGAAGGGGGCGGCGGGTGAATGTAGATGGCTGAAAAACACATCCAAGCACAAAAAGATTACGTCAAAGGAATGAAATACAAAGACCTTGCCGAAAAATACGGGGTGTCAGTGAACACCATCAAATCATGGAAGCAGCGGCACGGTTGGAAAAGAAAAAAAGGTGCACCCATTGAAAAAGGTGTGCACACAAAAAAACCGGGTGCGCCAAAGGGCAATATAAACGCGCTGGGGAACAACGGCGGCGCGCCGAAGGGAAACCAAAACGCGAAGGTTCATGGATTTTATTCTAAGTATCTCCCGGAGGAAACGCTTGAAATCATGGAAGAGATTCAAGAGCGTTCGCCTGCTGATATGATATGGGATCAAATTCAAATACAATACGCGGCCATTATCCGGGCGCAGCGCATCATGTTCGTTCAGGATAAGGACGATATGGCAAAAGAGTTGAAGAAAACAAAAGAATCGGATTTATCTTCCGAGGAAGAGTTCGAAATACAATTCGCTTGGGATCGTCACGCAACTTTCCTGAACGCTCAATCGCGGGCTATGGGCGAGCTTAGGAGCTTGATAAAGCAATTTGACGCACTGGCCCATGAAGAGGACGAGAGACGGCTTAAACTTGAGCAAATGCGCCTGAACATCGATAAGACAAAATCCGAAATTGAACGATTGAACGACGATGAAAACGACTCAACATTTGAAATTATCATCAAGGATAAAGGTGAGCGATGATGGAAAAAGAAGTGAATCCCCGTTTCAGGGACTTTCTTTTTGATTGGTCACAGAAGTTTTATTTTCTCGTCGGCGGTTATGGATCATCTAAGAGCTATCATGTTGCTCTCAAGCTGATTTTGAAGATGCTACAGGAAAAGAGGACGGCTTTAGTTGTTCGGGAGGTCTACGACACACATAGGGACTCGACTTTTTCCCTGCTTGAAGAGATCATCACAGACTTAGGGCTTGACCATAAAATCCGGTGTGTCAGCTCACCGATGCAAATACGATTCCCAAACGGCAGCAAGATCATTTTTAAAGGGATGGACAAGCCGGCAAAACTAAAATCGATCAATAATGTATCAATTGTATGGGTTGAAGAGTGTTCAGAAGTGAAATATGACGGATTTAAGGAGCTGCTGGGGCGCTTGCGGCATCCGACTTTAAAATTACACATGATTCTGTCCACGAACCCTGTCAGCAAAGGGAACTGGTCGTATAAGCACTTTTTTAAGGATGAAGCCAATCAGTTTTTTGTCCTTGACGACGACGAGCTTTACAAAAAGAAAACGATCATAAAAAACAACACCTACTATCATCACTCAACGGCTGATGATAATTTATTTTTGCCTGAAAGCTACATCGAGCAGCTTGAAGACCTGAAAAGCCACGATCCAGACCTTTACCGTATTGCCCGGAAAGGTCGTTTTGGCGTTAACGGAAAGCTTGTCCTGCCGCAGTTCGAAGTGATGGAGCATGAAGAGGTCATGAAAGCGATCAGGGCTATCGACAGGCCGATTTTAAAGAATGGCATGGACTTCGGTTTCGTTAATTCATATAACGCCTTGGTTCGTATGGCAATCGATCACAAGGAAAAGATTCTGTATATCTATTGGCAGTATTACAAGAACGACACGACAGACGACATAACGGCAGAAGACCTGAAAGACCTAAAGCGCGTTTTGATCAAAGCTGATAGCGCGGAGGCTAAAACCATTCGATATTTCCGGCAACAGGGGTTTCGTATGAAGGCTGCAAAGAAATTCCAAGGCTCACGGTTGCAATACACCAAGAAGGTGAAGCGGTTCAAAAAGATTATCTGCTCCGATCAATGTCCTGACGTTATTAGGGAGCTGAAAGATTTGACTTTCGCAGTGGATAAAGACGGAAACGTCATTGAAGACGAGTTCAACATCGATCCACATACTTTCTCGGCCATCTGGTACGGCTTAGATGATTATGAGGTATCAAGTCTCAAGGGGCACGGGGTAACAAGGAGGTTTAGAGATTGATAAAATTCTTAGATCAAATTAGAACAAAGGGCATATCGGGGGAATTGATTTCTCAGATTATCGAAGAGCATAAAGAAGACCATGACCGCATGAAAAAATTGTACGCCCGATACAAGGCGGAACCGGATGGCGTACCGATTCTTCAACGTAAAGCCGTGGATTATGAAGACTTTGAGACAGGCCGCATCAAGCGGATTGATCATAAGGTAAACAACAAGCTGAATAACTCTTTCGACTCGGAAATTGTAGATACCAAAGTCGGCTATCTATTCGGCCATCCAATCGCTTATGAGGTGGATGACAAATCAAAGTCCGGGAATGTTTCAGCGATCAAACAGTTGATTGAGGATTTCACTTTGAGAAATCACGTTCCTGACGAGGACAGCGAATGGGGGAAGATGGCTGCAATTTGCGGTTATGGCGCCCGCCTTGCTTACGTGGATAAGGAAGGGAAAGAGCGCATTAAAAACATCGACCCTTGGGAAGTCGTTTTCATAACCGATGGCAATATTCACGAACCGGAATACGCATTGCGCTATTACGAGACTTGCGACGGACAGCTAAAAGCCGAATTTTACGATTCTACCGATATTCACTATTACAGCACGAAGGACAGCGCAGTGTTTGAAGAAGACCGCATACAACCGCACATGTTCAAAGGCTGCCCTCTATTCGGATTAGCCAACAATAAAGAGTTAAAAGGCGATGCTGAAAAGGTATTGTCTCTTATTGATGCCTATGACCGGACAATCTCGGACGCCAGCAACGAGATCGAGCAGTACCGGCTGGCCTATCTTGTTTTGAAAGGCTTGGGGGCAGATGATGAAACCCTCGAAAAGCTGAAAGAAACGGGCATTCTTGAGCTTTTAGAAGAGAGTGACGACGTCAGGTATCTTACAAAAGATATCAATGACACAATCATCGAGAATCATTTAAACAGGCTGGAAAAAGATATTCTCCGTTTCGCAAAATCTGTGAATTTTACAGACGAATCATTCGCGGGCAATGTTTCAGGCGTGGCTATGAAATACAAATTGATGGCGCTTGAGAATAAAAGCATCACGATGGAACGAAAAATGACAGCGGCCCTCCGTTATCAGTTCAAAATCCTTTTTTCCGCATGGGGGACGAAGGGGAAAGCAAGCGAAGACGATTATTTAAAAGTTTGGTTCGGCTTCACGCGAAACCTTCCGGCCAACATTCTTGAAGAAGCTCAAATCGCCGGGGGTCTTAAAGGTCTGGTCAGTGAGGAAACTCGACTTTCGTTGCTGTCATTTGTGGATGATGTTCAGTATGAAATTGACAAGATGAAAGAAGAGCAGGACGAATACACGCGGCATTTACGCCCGTTAGATGACAGCGAAGATAAGGCGCCGCAGGGCGGTGAGCCAAACGATGAAGAATCAGAATGAAATAGATAAATACCTTGACGAAATGATCGAAAAGGCTGAAAGAAAGATTGATCAACTGTTTGCCAGACGTATGAAAGAGATCAAAAACCAAATCGCCGCAATGTATGACAAGTACAGCAAAGACGGCGAGCTTTCATACACCGAACTGAACAAGTACAACCGTTTCAGAAAAGAAATGGAACGCATGGCAGCCGAGATTCACAAGGATTATCGCGAACTTTTGAAAATGATCAACGACTTGATGGAAAAGCAATATGTCGAGAATTACCTGAGATCAGCCTATCTTTACGAGTTCGAAGCGCAGGTGAAGATGGGCTTTACTATTCCCACGGTCGCAGTTATTGCCGCAGCGTTAGCGAACCCAATCGAAAAGTTACAACTGCCGAATGTTCTTGAAGCGGCTCGCGATGAAATCATAAACAATATCAGCATTGAAATCGCTCAAGGCCTGCTTGCTGGTGAAAGCTACACCAAAATGGCAAAGCGTATTGAAAATCGCGTCAATTTTAGTCGCGCAAAAGCCCGCAGAGTGGCTCGAACGGAAGCCCATAGGGTTCAAGTCGAGGGAAGGCTTAAAAGCGCTGAGAAGGCCGCAGAAAAGGCTAATATGAAGAAAATGTGGGATAGCACGCTGGATACAAGGACAAGAATCGGACACCGGAAGCTCGACGGAAAGGTCGTGCCCTTCAACGGCGTGTTTAAATCGATATATGGCGGCGTCGGGGTGGCGCCCGGCTTCATGCACAATCCGAAGGATGATATAAACTGTCGTTGTTCAATCATTTTCCTTGTGAACGGCCAGAAACCAGAAAGAAGGATATCCAGAATCAACGGCAAAAACGTCGTAATTCCATACATGACCTATGAAGAGTGGAAAAAACAACTTGAAAAGGCGGGGTAATATGGCGAAATTAGAAATTAAATTGACGGAAGAAGCGCGGAAAAGGAAAGAAGAGAGTCCCCTGTCAAGCGCTGGGCTGAAATTTTCTGATTATGATGTTTTAATAGACGGCCACGAGCCAACGCATTTGATTAATTTAGAGCTTTCTATGAGAGTCGGAGAGCTGAACACAGCAACGATCACGTTTGCCGTTGACGAAATTGACATCGACGCCGATTTTTTAGCGGCTCTCGAAGCGAAGATCGAAGCTGACAAGGTAGCGGCGGCATCACCTGAAGAAACGACAGAAGATACGACAGACGAAGACCATTCGGACGAGGGGTAATAACATGGTTGATGACAACGGAATCAACTGGCGTGAAAAAGCGATAGACGCAACGGGGAAACTTGCGCACTTGCTTGAATTAATTGAGAGCGAAACCGAAAACGAGCTATTCGAAGAGGGGGACAAATAACATGCCAAAGTACAGAGAAAAGCCGATCAAACCAAAAGAAGTCGAAGCGATTCAATACACGGGGTTCGATATGCTGGACGAAATTTTGGAGTTTTCAACACTTTCAGACTTTGAAGTTTATGGCCGTAACACGGGATTAGAAAGGATCGTACTGAAAAATGGTTTGCGGAGGATCAATCTAGAATTAAGGACCGGATACTACCTTGTGAAGAATAGAGATAATGGCAATATCAACTTGAAAGTATACAAGCAACGCGAGTTTGAGAAGAAATTCGAGTCGGTAGACAGCGCAAAAAAAGCCCGCAAAATGGCGGAGCTGTCCGGAATGCTTACGAAAAACGGCTTTAATTTCAAAGAAACGCCAAAAGAAGAGGAAATAGAAAAGGTTGAATCATTCGAATTTAATTTTGACGGGAAAACGAAGTCTAAAATCGAATACAAAACGACGAAAGATGGTTCCCGTTATCATACCGAAAGAGTTTTCTCCAATTTTGAATTAGATGACAATTTACGAGAAGAACTGCAAAGCATTATCGGGCGAATAGCTGAGTATTTTTTCGAAAATGATAAAACATTACCAATGATCGAACATACTGGAATTACAAACGCAAAGATTCATAATATACCAGCCAGTGCAATTACCGGTATTGACGCTGATCTTAGCGGAATAAATCTCAACGGCCCCGGAATCAAGACGGCCAAAACTAAAGACCTGTCAGTAGACAAGCTCGGCCCTATTGAAAGTCCAGAAATCAGCCCGGCAAGCTCATTTGAAATAGAAAGAGAAGCCCATAAAAAGCTGATTAAAGAGTTGATCCGGGAAGTGCTGTCTGAAAAGCCTGTGACGATGTCCCTTGACGGCGAGGAAGTAGGGAAAGCGTGTTTCAAAGAAGTTTCAAAGGTAATGAAGCGGCAGAATATGAGGTCGAAATAATGTCCGAAATACTTTGTATGTTGGGCTTTCACAATTTTAGAAACTACAAGCACCTTTTTCACCCATTCAGAGCAGAGGGAACACGCTCACGATGCGGAAAGAAAGATGTTTATTTGTAAATTAGAACCACAGTCGCCATGTAGCGGCTTTTTATTTTGTCCTGAGCATGACGTTAAAAGGCTTATTTTTTAAGCACTCATAACAGGCGCGCACTGTAGAGGGCAAAGGAGGAAATCAAAATGAATTTAGAAGAAGTCAAACAGTTTCTTGATGCAAATAAAGAGAACGAAGATGTAAAGGATTATCTGGAAGAACTTTCGGCCGTGTCAGCCGACAAGGTGAAAGGTTTTCTGGAAACAGACGAGGGGCAAAAGTTGATCCGCCCTAAGCTGGATCAGCACTTCACAAGAAGCCTTGAAACATGGAAAGCAAACAATCTTGATGAACTTGTTGATGCCAAGGTAAAAGAGCTGTACCCGGAAGAAACTGAGGAACAAAAGCGCATTCGGAAGCTCGAACAAGAGCTTGAGAAGCAGCAAAGGGAAGCAAAGCGCGAAAAGCTCATGAACACGGCGATTTCTTACGCGTCTGAAAAGGGGCTGCCAACTGATCTTGTTGCTTACTTCCTTGGGGATGACGAAGAAACGACAAAAAGCAATCTCGGCACTCTTGAAGAAAAATTCAACGCTTTTGTTAACAAAGCAGTCGAAGACAAATTCAGAGCAAACGGCCGGGATGTAGAGCCGAGCGGCGGCGGTTCTGGCTTCAGTGAAAATTTAGACATTGGTTCGCTTGCAGCAGAAGCAAGCATCCGAAAATAAGGAGGAAAAAGATTATGAGTTTTGATCCAAATAACGTATTAATGCAAGATGCAGTCGACGGAAAAGTGCCGTCTGAACAAGGAACACTTGTTTTAAAGCAATTTATGACACAATCTGCAGTCACAAAACTAGCAAAATATGAAGAAATGAAAAAAACTGAAAAAACATTTAAATACCTTGCGTCTGGTCCCGGAGCTTACTGGACAGGAGAAGGGGAGAAAATTAAAACTTCTAAGGCTACATGGTTAGATGCCAAAATGGTTTCTAAAAAGCTTGGGGTTATCATTCCGGTAACAAAAGAGTTTTTAAGATATACGGTTTCAGACTTCTTCACTGAAATGCGGCCGGCAATTGCGGAGGCGTTCGCGATTAAATTTGACCAGGCTGCGCTATTTGGCATTGATTCACCATTCGGAACAGGTGTTTCTGTATTCGAAAAAGCTCAAGCTGCAGGAAACACCATTGTTTTGAATTCTCTAGGCAACCTTTACGATGAATTGAATGCAGTTATGGCACTTACTGAGGACGCCGACAAAGATGTAAACGGATTTACTACAACACGGCGCTTCAAATCAAAACTACGTGGTGCCAAGGATGGTAACGGCAATCCTATTTTCAACGACCCGAAAAATGGGGCGCCTGCTGAGGCTTTAGGTCTGCCAATCGGATTTGTTGATTCTAAGTCATGGGATTACACAAAAGCGCATCTACTGTCTGCTGATTGGGATTTTGCTCGTTACGGAATCCCACAAGGAATGGAATACAAAATTTCTGAGGATGCAACATTGACAACAATTGTCGATGAAAACGGTGATCCTATCAACTTGTACGAACGTGACATGGTCGCTCTTCGCGTGACTCAGCAAGTCGGATTCATGACACTCTCTGACGAAGCGTTTGCAGCTCTTACTCCGGAAACAGAAGCGGGGGCGTAATAGATGGGTTTCACATCGAAAAACTACAGAACCAGCGGCGGCGATAAGTGGGTTATCGGTGGAGAACTAGAAGTCAAAGCGGGCGCAAAGGTATCCGGCATGCCCGCAGGCACCCCGGGGCCGGACAGTATCACTTCCGAAATGATCGGAGAGGGGCAGGTCAGAAACCGAAATATCGGTGATGGGTCTGTAAATAGCCGTAACATTGGAACGGGCAGTGTGCAGACTGAGAAAATCGCGGCCAAGGCGGTCACGCTGGACAAAATGGGCGATGATGTAACGGCCAAATTCACGGACATCGAAAACCGCCTCAAAGCGCTGGAAGGTTCAGGAGGTTCTTAATTTGATAATTACAGACGGTTCTTTAATTTTGAATGTGTCAGAGAAGGCGTATAGGGTTGTCTATGCGCCTTTCGGCTTTGAAAGGGTAGAAGATGCCGAAGGATTTGCTCAGGAGACTGACGCGCCATTTGATCTTTTTGAAATGAGCAAAGAGCAACTGACCAAAGTAAACAAAAGCGACATCATAGCCTTTTTGGAGCAACAGGAATTTGAATTTGATCCAAACGCCAAAAAGAACGAGCTGATCAAAGTCGTTTTAGGTGAAGAATAGGGGGACATCTGAAATGGACGTCCAGACTATCAAAATAATGCTTGGGATAACTACAGATAGGCACGATGCCTATTTGAACGAGGTTATCCCGCTTTTTATTGATTTCGCAAAGGATTACTGCAATAACAGGTTTCTTGTTGACGGCGCGGAAAAGCTGCCGGCGGGCGTAAAGCTGTTTGTCGCAAAGGCAATCGAGTTTAACATGGCGCCATCGAATTTAAGTGCCCGCAGTATGGGCGATGTATCTTACTCCTATGAAACTGAGCTGCCGGAATCCGTCTTGAGGCATCTAAAACCTTACAGAAGGCTGAGGGTTGTCTGATGATGTATGAAGAGTTTCCGCACACAATCAAATTCCAAAAGTTCGAACAGATACCCAACGGCGGCGGCGGCTTTAAAAAAGACTGGGTGGACGCGATAACCGACTGTGAGGCATTTGTCGATTCGCTGACTGGAAAAGAATACTACCAAGCCCAGCAGCTTGAGAACCCGGTCGAATACAACGTCTATTTTCCCTATCGGGAAGATGTTAAAAACGACATGCGGATCATTTGGAAAGACCGAAATGACAGGGTTTTGGTCATTCAGTCCCCGCCTATCGATCAAGGCGGCCAAGGTGAAATCTTATGCTTTAAATGCCGTTCAGGGGAGAACATTCGCTGATGAACAGGATTACAAGGCAGATGACGAGGGCTGTTAATTCGTTCAGTGACCGGGTGCATGATCGAGTGAAGCGGATCATTGCTGAAACTGCGGAAATTATTGCTGGTCAAGCGGTGGCCGCGGCGCCAGTAGATGACGGAAACCTTAAAAATTCGATAGAGGTCAATTACTCTCATGGTGGTTTCAAGGCGAAAATCACCGTCGGGGCTTCTTATGCCGTTTACGTTGAATTTGGCACGGGCATATACGCCGAAGATGGAACGGGCCGCAAAACGCCTTGGGTGTACTTTGACGAGAAATTAGGGCGATATGTGTTCACACGCGGAATGCGCGCGCAGCCGTTCTTTTTCCCTGCTGTGGAAGCGGGCGCCCGTTATTTCGAAAGGAAGATGAACCGACGATGATCATTCAAAATAAACTAGCTTCCTGGAACCTTCAAAAAGCGATATACAACAGGCTATCGACGGATGCGGCGCTTAATGAAGTGATAAAGGGCGTTTTTGACAATCCGAATAAAGACACGCCTTTCCCGTATGTGTCCATCGGGGAAGACACGTCAACGCCATTCGAAACCAAAGTGACATTTGGCGAAAACATCACAACTGTTATACATGCGTGGAGCCGGGCAGAGGACGGCAGGCGCGAGGCAAAGGAAATCCTTTCTCTCGTCATGCAGGCCCTGACAAAAGAACCTTTAGAGGTGGAGGGGTTCAAACCCCTTCAACTCAGTTTTTTGCAATCGCAAGTGATCACGGATATAGACGGGATCACACAACACGGAATTTTGAGAATCCGAATTTATATTAACAATTAAGGGGGCTATCAAATGGCGGTATCAGGTAAACCGACTACCGGTAAAAGCATCATTTATATTGTGCAAGCTGCAAATGCGCCACTTGGATCAGATGCGAAGATTGTAGGTAACCAGACAGAAGGAACATGGACAAGGGAACAAGAAACGGTTGACGAACAAACGAAATTAGGCCGTATCGTTGGGTACGGGGCGAAAAGTGAGACATTCGAACTTACTTTATATGCACAACAAAAAGACGGCGGACAAGAAGCCTTAGAATGGACTTATGATAATGAATCCGAGTTGAAAGTTTGGCGTGTAGACACCAGCCAAAAGGACGACAACGGAAAATATGATTGCCGTTTCGGCTGGACGATTATCGAAAACATTGAGTTCAGTGAGCCGACAGACGGATTCGTCGAAGCAAGTACATCATTGCCGGTTCTTGTTCGTACAGTACCGGGAAAAATTGAATTGCCAGACGACTTCATCCAATCAGCTAACGAAATCTTATTCGAAACGCCGGGCGAGACTACAGGCGGATTCGAGAACAGAAAGCAGCCTACTTCTACTCCCTGATGCGCCCCAGAATCTACGGTACGACAGTACAACTGATTCTATCACAGTTGAATGGGATCCCGTAGATGGGGCGACTTCATACAAGGTGTACAGGGGAGCGGGTAAAACTTTCTATGAGGAAGTAACAGAACCGACAAGCACACTCACAGGCATTGCGCCGGATACGCCTTTAACGGTTAATGTCACGGCCGTAAATGAGGCAGGAGAATCGCCAATGAGCGAGATTTCGACCCGGACACAACCAGAAACAAGCGGAGCATAAAAAACGATTCAAAATAAAGATACAGGGCGTCCTTCACGGGTGCCCTTTTTTATAGGAGGAATATAACATGCCAACATTAGAAATCGAAGGAAAACAATATCAAGCACGCTGTGATTTTAAATTCGAAAGGACAGCAGAAGAAAAATATAACGAAAAAGACGAGAGCGGCAACAAACAGGGCGGCTTACGAAATGTTTATCTCGGCCTGCTTGAGCAACGCAGCTCTCTTTACTTGATCCGGTTCTGGTATTGTGCACTTTCTCACTTGAAAGATAAAAAGCCATCCGTTGAAAAAATCGAGGAAGCGCTCGCGAAAGTTATTGAGGATGAAGGTGCAAAAGGTGCCGAAAGACTTTACAAAGAAGCGTTTCAGGCGGTGGATCAATCCGGTTTTTTCGCAGTTCAAGTGAAGAGAATTTGGCAAGACTTCGACGTTCTCAAGAAGGAGATCAAACAGAGAGTCGGGGAGACGGAAGCGGAATTCCTGAAACGGAAGCAGGAGCGCGAGGACGCCAAGGAAATGATGGCGGAACTCGAAAAACTAAGGAAAGAGATGAACAAGTAAACTATGATGCAGTTATTTTGAATGCTGCACGTTATCTCAATATACATGATCCAGAGCTTATACTTTCGTGGACGCCGCACGAGTATAAGCTCTTTTTAAAAGGCGCGCAATATCGGCAGATCGATGAAATGGAATTGTTGACGAAGAACGCCCTATTCCATCGATACGCTTTGAATAAAAAAGGGCGTGTGACCCCTAAAAAGATGTTTGACGCTGACAAAGCCCGGAAGATGGTGGACAACGAGGAAGACGGCTGGCGCAATGCGCGGAGCCTTGGCGTTAACCCTAATGCCCTAAAACGCGCGACAGATGCCCTTAAAACGATCACCCTTCCGGATTTCAATATGAAAGGGGGTTAAGGCTATGATCGAACGCCTCACAGCGATTGTCGATGCGGAAATAGGTAAATTTAAGCGCAAAATGGGCGAAGTTAAGGCGTTAGCCCGAAGCATCCCGAATAGAATCACCGTAACTGTTAAAGAAAATTTTAAAGAGGCCGAACGACGGCTAGGCGTTTTTGAAAACAGGATGGCCCGGCTAAGCAGGGTAATAAACGACTTTCAAACTGTGTTCGGAAACGCCTTTAGCGGCATGAAAATGTCGATATTCCCGGCTCTTGTGCCGGTGATATCGTCATTAACGGCGGCTTTAGGGTCATTAGGGCCGGTCATCGGCGTGGCTTCCGGCGGCCTTATGGGGCTGGCGAGTTCATTTGGGACAGCGGCAGCAGGCGCCGGAGCGTTTGGAGCTTTAGCCATTTCCAATATTAGCGGGGTTTTCAAAGCGTCTTCCGACTTGGCGAAGCTTCAACAAAAGCTGGACGAAACAACAGACCTGAAAGAGCGTGCCAAGATCATGGAGAAGATCAAGGCGATTCAGGAAAGCCTTGGCGCCGAAGAACGGAAGGCGCTCGACACCTTGGAGGACTTCAAAGCAAACTGGCGCGAGATAGCCCAAGAAACACAAAAGCCGATCTTGAAGACGTTCACAAACTCTTTGAATAGCTTCAAATCCATTCTTAACACACTGCGGCCGATGTTTAAATCTGTTGCGGCGGCTGGCCTTGAACTATCCGAGAGCTTCCAAAAGTCTTTGAATGCTCCCGATGTAAAAAAGTTTTTTGATTACATGAATAAAAACGCAGGCCCACAATTCGCAACAACAGTCAAAACGATGGGGAACTACTTGCGCGGCTTTTTAAATATGATGGTTGCTTTCGGGCCGTTGGGACAACAAATGTCTCAAAGTATGTTGAAATCGTCCGAAGCATTCACGAAATGGTCTGCGAGCTTGTCAAGTTCGGATAAATTTAAGTCGTTTATCCAATATGTTCAGCAAAACGGCCCTAAGCTGCTGACGATCCTTAAAAACATCGGGTCGGGATTAATCGGAATGTTTACAGCATTCGCGCCGATGAGTGCGGACATGCTGACCGGACTTGTAAATCTTACAGCACGCTTTAAAGAATGGGGAAACAGCCTGAGCGAATCGAAAGGCTTCCAAGAATTTATCAATTACGTCCGACAAAACACACCGACAGTGCTGTCACTGATCGGACAACTAAGGGACTTGATTGTTAACTTAGGTGTCGGCATGGCCCCGTTGGGTTCACAAATCCTGCAAATGGTCACAGGGTTCTTAAAATTCACTAATTCGATGATGGAAACAAACCCTATTATCGGTCAAATGATCGGTTATCTCATCACGTTCGGCGGCCTTTTCAGAGCGTTAACGCCTTTAACTGTCGCTTTTTCAGCGGCTTTTAAATGGAAAGATGCAATAAGCACGGTGAAAAAATTAGGGACGGCGATAAAGTGGATTGGCTCAGTCATTGGGATGGTCGGAAAAGCATTTTTGACCAATCCTATTCTAATGGTTGTGGCAGCTATTGCGGCAGCGGCTTATCTGATCATTACGAACTGGAAACCGATTTCCGAGTTTTTTGCCGGTTTGTGGGAAGGAATCAAAACAAACGCGATAGCGGCGTGGAACTCAATATCTGAGTTCTTTTCCGGCCTTTGGTCTGGAATAGTTGAGCTTGCTTCCACAGCTTGGGGCGGCCTGTCTTCGTTCTTCTCTGGTTTATGGTCAGGAATCACCACGACAGCACAAGCAGCATGGACTGGATTCATGAATTTAGTAAAGCCGATTTGGGACGGAATTGTCGCGGTTTTCGGCCCGACTTTTAATGTCATAGTCACAACGCTGTCAAACATCTGGAACACGGTATCTACTACGGTATCATCCGTGTGGAATACGATCAAAACAACGTTGATCGGCGTTGTCACAAGCATTGTGGACGGTGTGAAAAATCACTTTTCGATTATGTCCCAAACCCTTTCCGGCATCTGGAACGGTATCACTAATATTGCAAAAGGCGCATGGCAAGTTTTAAAAAATGCGATCCTTGGCCCGGTTCTGCTTGTCATCGACCTTGTACAAGGCGATTTTAAAGGATTCGCCAGCCACTTAAAGCAAATCTGGACGAACATTAGCAACGGGGCAAAGCAAATCTGGAACGGCATTAAAACGGTGGTTTCGTCACTCGTTAAGGGTTTGGTCAGCGCTGTGCAAAATCAGTGGAATACAACCAAGAAAGTGACAACAACGATCTTTAATGGGGTCAAAAGCTTCCTCAGCTCAGTTTGGAATGGTATCAAAAATACCGTGGTGAATCTCGCAAAAGGGCTGTGGAACGCAGTCAAAGCCACATGGAACACATTCAAGACTGTAACGACAACAATTTTCAATGCAGTCAAAACCACCCTGACAACCGTCTGGAATGCGGCCAAGTCAGTAGTCATAAATGCGGCAAAAAATATCTGGTCGAGTGTCCGAAATAACTTCAATAACATGAAAAATGTTGTCTCGACCGTCATGAAGAATGTCAAAAGCACGATCCAGAATCTCTGGAATAACGCCGTTAAATTCTTGAAGGGGATCGATCTGAAACAGATTGGAAAGAACATCATTCAAGGATTGATTAACGGTATCGGAAGCATGGCAAATGCCGTCTGGCGGAAAGTCGGCGACATTGCGGACGGGGTTAAGAAGAAAATCACCGGATTACTCAACATTCACTCGCCTTCACGATGGATGCGCGATCATGTCGGAAAAATGATTCCGGCTGGTGTGGCTGTTGGTATCGATAAAGCGGGCGGCCTTGTAGAAAAAGCTACTCAGAAACTGGCGCAGCTCACCATGTTTACGCCAGATCAAACGACATTCGCCTATGACACAGCCCTCAGCAGTGGCACATTAAACGATGTCCGCGGTCAGATCGAGGCAGAGGTCAGTGATTTCGAAATTTCAGACCGTCCGGTCGGGGCACGTACAAATACGTGAAAGAGTTCCAGAGCCGTGAAGACGGAAGGAGGACGACCATAAACCGATGATCGATTACAAAAAGATACTGACAACGGCAATAGATGACGCATTCGGCCAAACGATTCAAGAAGTAGACTATTGGATCAAATTCAACGGTTACACCCTGACGGATCACTTTTTCGTGATCAACGACAGGGGGCGCGGCATTGTTGGCAGGGAACTGAATTTAGTTTCCTTGCCGGGTGTCGATGGCGCTAAATTAAAGGGCGTAAGATACACGGAACGCACTATCGAGATTGACACCTTATTTATAGCGGCCAACGATGCGGAATTACGAAAGATATTAGAAGAAATAAATTATATCCTTGCGACAGACAAGGAAGAAGCGTTGATCTTTTCAGATGAGCCAGACCGAACATATTACGCCGTATTCAGTACAGCCCAAGAGAGCGAAGGACAAAACGGCGTCTATAAAGTGACGCTCACATTTGTATGCCCGAACCCCGAAAAGGAAGCGGCTGAAACGGTTGTCACAACTGAAACAAATAGCCCTACAGTGGTAAAAAACGATGGGAAAAGGGCGGTTACACCGACTATTACATGCGTTTTCGAGTCGGACGCATCTACCTATGAAATTCAGTTGTTGAAAGAAGACGAAACAATCGAAAAGCGGATAAAAGTAAATTTCAACTTCATTAAAGGGGACACCCTTGTAATTGATTTTGAAAAGAGAAAAGTGATCATCAACGGCAAAGTAAACATGAATGCGCTGCTTATGCTCTCAAGATGGTTTAATATCCCGGTCGGAGAAATCACCGTGAACACAACACACAAAAGCAGTATTTCATTTAACAAGGCGTATATGTAAGGGGGGGCGTTTATGGCCGATATGTGGATTTTGGACGACAAGGACAAAAAACAAACAATCATATCAAGCGAAGCAAAAGAAGCATGTCGTTTCTATGATGCGCCATTTCGAGAAGAACTGAATGTCGGTTCTTCTTTTTCTTTTGTCGCGGACGCAGATCACGAGGATAGCGTTCATATAAAACCGGAGAATCAGGTCGTTTTCGAGGACAGGAGAGGAAGAAAACGCAATTTCGTTATAAAAGAGCTGGAAGACGCTGACGACGGCGCGAATGCCCGCATTAGGGCCTATTGTGAGCCGGCACTGTCAGAGCTATACGATGAGTTTGTGACCGACATCAGGCCGCAAAATAGAACAGCCCAGTACGTTCTTGACCGTATTCTTGAGGGTACAAGGTGGCGCGCGAATGTTCCGGTCGATCTTGGCTTGCATTCCACAAATTTTTATCGCATCAGTGTCATGGAAGCCATCAACCAGATATTGCAGATATGGGGCGGCGAGTATTATGACGAAGTTGTTTTCGATGAAAATGACAATATCGTTGATCGAGTGATCCATATTCTGCCCCGACGCGGCCAAGATACCGGGAAGCGTGCGGAAATCGATAAAGACATTCAGGAAATCACCAGAACGGTACTGAGTTACCCGGTGACAGCCCTGTACGGTTACGGCGCAAGCCTTGAAACCGAAGGCGGCGGCAACACCCGTTATATTGATTTCTCAGATGTCGAATGGGTCAAAGCGAACGGCGACCCGGTAGACAAGCCGAAAGGGCAAGAGTGGGTCGGCGACCCTGAGCTTTTGGAGAAGTTCGGCCGAATTATGTATGACGGTCAGACGAAGCGGCACCGGTTCCAGAAATGGCAAGACGACAGCATCGAAGACCCGGCCGAATTGCTTAGAAAAACATATGAAGCGCTTATCAATCATGAAATGGTGCAAGTCAATTATTCTCTAAAGCTGGAACTGCTTGAATACATTTCGGGTTATGAGCATGAGGCGGTTGATCTTGGCGATACAATGATCGCAATTGACGACAATTTTCGACACCCTATCGAGGTTCAAACGAGAGTCATTGCAATAGAATACGATCTGTCTGATCCCGTGAATACGGCACAGGTAGAAATGGGGCAATTTTTAGACCTGTATTCAACCGAAAAGCGGATCAAAGAGCTTGAAACGACAATTGACACGAATCGCGGCAAATGGGACAACAGCGGCGACCCGATAATCGGCGACGGGAGCTTTCCTGATAAAGTGCCGCCTGTTCCGTCAAATATAAAAGTCGAATCCTTATTCCAAGGGGTTTCGATCACATGGGACTATAATCCAAGTTCATATATAGCGGCATATCAGATTTTCGCATCGCCGAATAAAGGATTTACGCCTTTGGATGAAAATTTGATTTTCAGCGGTAAATTAAGCGGATACGAGCATACGCCGGGCGTTGATCAAGTTTGGTATTACCGAATGCGAACGATCAATACACACGGCACGCCAAGCCCATTTACACAAGAATTTACAGGCGTTACCAGAAGGATTTTGACTGATGACATCGTTTTCGGGGCGGTTACGGCCGAAAAACTTGCCAATCTATCAGTCACGGCCGAAAAACTTTCACAGAAATTCGATGAATCCAACATTTTGCCGGGTTCAGTATTGCGGCCGGGTGAATTAGGTAACGTCAACGGTGCATCATGGAGCGTGAAAGAAGGGGAATTCAACGAAGTAACTGTCACTAGAAAAGCGGACGATACGCGGGCCGGGTTTGGTTTCAGTGCTTTCTATAGATCAACCCTGAGGCTGACTAAGGGTGAAAAATATACATTATCATTCGAGGTTAAAAGGAACAATACCCTTAATATCAACTTTATTTATATAAAAGATGACAGCGGCCAATATCAATTGGATGCACCCGATTTTAACGACATTAGCTCTTTCCCTTCCGATGAATTTGTAAGGGTTGACTATGTTTTTCAGTCACCGATCACAACCGAAACAGCCCGGCTGTGGTTAGGAGGTAATAAAGTCGGAGACGAAAACCCTTCCGTCACCTATAGAAAAATTCAAATTCGAAAAGGGGATGTAAGAAAAGAATTCGCCTTCAGTCCATACGACGTGATGCTGACTGAACAAGCAATTTCATCGGCCTTAATTGCGAAAGCGGCCATCCAATCGGCCCACATCCAAGAGGCGGCCATTACGACGGCGGCCATCGCAAACGGAGCCATTACACGAGCAAAGCTGGGAACAGCTATCATCGGTACGGCTCAGATCGAAGACGGTGCCATCACAAACGCGAAAATCGCCAATCTTTCAGCCGACAAGATCAACGCCGGGACGATTAAAGGTATCACGATTGAAGGTTCATTGATTCGCGGGGCGAGGTTCGAAGCGGCTGGTCAAAATAATGATTTTGAATCTTGGATACAAGACGGGACGTTCTATCAGTGGACGCGAGACAGCAAGTACAACTATAACAAATTAACGATAACATCAGGGATGCTAGAACAAGAAACCGGCTGGTTTTATCGTGATGGCGATACCGATAATAAGGTTCACAGTATTGTACGTGTTGGAAACGGGAGGCTTTCTATTTCTGGTGTGCCCGGACAAAACACGAATTCATTTTCCCCAAAAGTAGATATTTTTACGGAATCACATGGCAATTTTAATCCTGACAATATATTCGATACTACTGGCGATATCGCCCGTTACCAAATGAGCCGGGGTGATAAAGCGATGTTGAATATCGCTTCTGGCGACTATGATTATTTTTATGATTTGCAAAAGGATACGTGGGTATTCGATAATGTAGAATCTCGTTATGCAGCACTTTTCGAGGGAAGCCAATCGATTATTAGATTCAAACCTGTAAATTTTGATGTTATAGCATCCGGCGGTATTCGTTTGAAAACTACAAAAGGGGTAAATTTTGATACTGGTGGAAGAGGTATCTTCCTGACCGGTTCCAGTCAAACCATTGGCGCGAACGGAACATTGACTTTAAAAGGTAATGCCGCAAGTAGCAGCAGCGTCGGTGATATAAATATAGGGGTTGATGGTAGAGGCCCGCGTGTTTGGTCGTCTTCCATTAATAACAGAACAACCACAGCCCCGGCAAACCTCCATATGAATCAGTATGGCAATTTTGAAAAGGTGACATCATCCCAAAAATACAAAATTAACATAGAGGAATTTCCAAAAGATAGAGTCGAAAACATTCTGAAACTCAATCCTAAAACATGGTTTGATAAACTAGCCGTGGAAGCATACGCGGAAATTTTAGAGAGTGGGCGAGAAGATGATGAGGATAAACCATATCTTGAGCGAATCCCGGGATTAATTGCCGAAGAGGTATTCGAAGCCGGTCTAAAAGAATTTGTTTTTTTCGGAAAGCCGGACGAAAACGGAAACCGTGAAATTGAAGGAATTATGTATGATCGGCTGTTCGCTTTACTCATCCCTATTGTCAGAGACCTGAAAACCCGGATCGAAAATATAGAAAGCACGTTAAATTAAGGAGGAAAACACTTTGAATGACACTAAAATGACATACGAAGAACTGGAAGAACAACTCAACAGGCAAGCTTTAAAAGCGGCGGCGTATAGAGAAGAATTAAGCCAAGCGCATGATAGATTGGCAGAAAGTCGAAGCCTATATATGAATGAATTACAGAAACGGCAGAACCTAGAGCAGGAAAATGAAAATCTCAAAAAAGAGCTGCAAGAAGAGCGGATCGGCAATTCGCAGGTGGAAGATGAAGTGATAGAAATGAATCAAGTCGAAGCAAATAAAGAATATCACGAAAAAAGAGCAGAAGCGGCGAAATAAGCGGCTTTTTTATTTTGTCTAAAAGGAGGACATACAATTGGATACATTTTATAAAGGTGTCATTGCTGTTGCGGGTGGAATTGTTGGATTTCTTTTTGGAGGTTGGAGCGTGCTGCTTACTATTTTATCTGTACTTGTGATCATTGATTATGTGAGCGGTCTGGCGGCTGCCGGAATAAATGGAGAAATGAAAAGCAAGATCGGATATATTGGGATCGCTCGAAAAGTCTTTGTTTTTGTGATTGTCGGGGTAGCTCATATGATTGATTTGTTGCTTATTGAAAGCGGAATTGAAATGGGCTTTCTTGTCATGACAGTGACAATCGTATTTTACTGTATCAATGAACTGATCTCCATTACTGAAAACGCGGGAAAAATGGGTGTTTATGTACCGGAGCCTATCACGAAAGCTATTGAGATTTTGAAACAGCAAAATAAAACAAAATGAGGTTGCCGTTCGGCAGCCTTTTTCTTTCGCATTAATATAGGAAGGGATTGATCAAAATGAAAAAAGTATGGTTGGATGCAGGTCACGGCGGCAAGGATTCCGGAGCGGCGGCAAACGGCATGAAGGAAAAGGATTTAGTCCTGAAAATGGTCAAATATGCAAAGTCTTATTTAGAGAGCCATTATAAAGGCGTACAGGTTAAACTCACCCGTTCGACTGATGTCTTTTATGAACTGTCAGAACGCGCAGATATGGCGAATAAATGGGGCGCGGATGTATTCGTTTCCTTCCATATTAATGCCGGAGGCGGCACCGGGTTCGAAACGTTCCGTTATCCTGGGACTGCAGGAGACACCCTCAAACTGCAGGAATGCCTTCATACTGCAGTCCTAACAACAATGAAAGCATACGGCCAGATCGCGGACAGGGGGCTAAAACAGAAAGACCTTGCGGTTGTCCGTGAAACTCATATGCCTGCAGTCCTCACCGAAAACCTGTTCATCGACCGCAAAGAGGACGCGGACAGGCTAAAGGATTCCGGCTTTCTAAAGGCAGTCGGCGAAGCCCATGCGCGCGGAATTGCGAAATATCTCGGTCTTTCCGGAGGCTCAAGCAAGCAACCAGCAACAACGGCTCCAAAAAAGGAAGCGCCGAAAAAGGAAAGCGCGAAAAAGCCTGCAGTCAAAAAGTACACGCTGCCGACCGGGATTTACAAATACAAAAGCCCGATGATGAAAGGAACGGCCGTCCGGCAGATTCAGGAGGCTTTAGCTGCCCTCTATTTCTATCCAGACAAAGAGGCGAAGAATAACGGCATAGATGGCTATTACGGGCCGAAGACGGCGAACGCGGTCAAACGGTTCCAGCTGATGCACGGGCTGTCTGCCGACGGCATTTACGGGCCGAAGACAAAGGCGAAAATTGAAGCTTTATTGAAGTAAACAAAAGGCCCTCTATAAAAAGAGGGCTAACTGTTATTCATTACTGTCCAATTCCCATACTGTCTGACCATCTACTAAAATTTTATTTGGTGGATCATCATAAAGAGAGATCTCAACCAAGGAGCTTTCCCCTTGCCTTAACCAATCATATACACTGCCTTTGTTTTCTTCAGGATGGGACAAAATATCATCCACTTGAAAAGCAGCTGCAATATATTCTGTAAAATTGATATCATCTTCATCTAACATATTGTTTGTTTCAAAAACCGTATCTAGTTTACCGATAATTCTTAAACCACTTTTCCATTCTAGTATCATATCACTTTTTTCATACTTTATTAATGTTCTAATTAAAGAATCGTATCCCATGTATATCCTCTTCTCTTAATGGTTTTTATGGTCTCGCTGGTACTATGTGAGCCCCGTCTTTTCCATAATGTATCATTCCATTAGTAGTCTCTACATACTTACCAGTATCCATATCATAGTATTTTCCTATCACCTGGCCAAAGTCTACCCTTTCTTTATTCTTTCCTAATTTTTTACCCTTTCCAGCAAACTTATCAAGCAATTCTTGTGCTTTTTTGTTATCTCCGTTAAAGATACTTTTGTTTTTCCCGTTGGCAACTTCTTGATTATAATTTGGTGTTCCTGGAATATGTTTTTCTTGAGCTCCTGGTTTAACTTTTGCAGGGAAACCATTTACTTCACGGTACGGACCTTTTGGTACGGATTGTTTGCCGTAGGAAGGTGTTTTATCTACCTTCGCAACTTTCTTTCCAGCTTCTTCACCTTTAAATAACTTGAAGCCGCGCTTTCCGTACTTAAATGCCTTTCCGAAAGGGGTGACACTCAATCCGGCCATCAAACGATCACCATTATCTTTAACGATTTCGCCTGTCGCAAGGTCGTATCCAAACGCTGCTCTTACTGCATCATACACACCTGTAAATTCCATCGCCGTATCGAAATATTTAGCAAAGTCGCTTTTTTCCACATTCTCTGGAAGGGTGTAGGCGGGTTCTATCTTGACGATTGTATCACCATCTATGTATGCCCGGTAAAGCGTATCGTTAAATACCCTATAATCTTTTTTCAGTTCATTCAATTCCTCTTGAGTGTACTCTTTTTTGGAAACCTTTTGTGTCGCCAATTTTTTAAAACGATCTGGATCGGCGAGAGTGTTTACGTCAGCATCTTCTTTGTCTCCGACTTTTTTCAGCATGGCACCCATGGCTGTTTCTTGATTTCCACTCAAGGTATCCATCTCATCCGGCTTTAAAATCGCGCCTTTTTGATAACTGGTGATTTCAATTTTGGGCCCGGTATACATCTTTTCGAGCCGCGCGATGTATTTTTGCATCGTCTCAAGATCGTTTTCAGCCGTTTTGAGGGCGTTGGTTTGCTCACGGTCAAACGCATGTAGCTTTTCAAGAGTCGTGCTGATTTCCTTTAACGCTTTCTGATTTTGTTCATGAAAACCGCTGTCATTCAAATCCGGTAAATCAACGATATGACTGACTTTTGCGATCGTGGCGTTGGTTTTAGAAACCAAATGTTTCGTTGTGCGATCAGCGGCATTTAATCCGTTCTCGAGTTGGTGTTCGAGAAAGGACTGGGAAATAAATCCGTTCTGGTTTGGTTCCAGGGAATTCAGCGCGCTTTTCATTTTCTTCAGCGCGGAACTGTATTCCTCTATGAAAGTATCATAGAACTGTAGAAAAGGGGTGTGACATTCCTCGTAAAAGGCGCGGATCGCGTCGCCGCCTTTTCCTTTTAAAGCATCATCAAGTGAGGTGATGCCCTCAACGGCCTTTTTGACTTTAGCGAATTCGTCTGATTGTTCTTTTAATTGTTCGAGCGTTTGATCAATTGCATTGTGTAACGCCTGAACATCCAGAGTCTTCATGGCATTCTCCTCTAATACTTTTGGTTACAATCAGTATAGAGTTTACCACTTTACGGAAAGGGATTGGTGAATAAATCCTGTTTATCCATGAAAATGAATCATTTGTTTTAGGTTATTATACCTATTAAATCGAGTGTTTTTTGAGAAAAGAAGGACATTTTTTCATCAAAACTATAGACCTAAGTCTACACATGTGATATAATGAAGACATAAGGAGGTGAAGAAATGCTGGACAACATGATAAAAGTCCTTCAAATTATCTTCTATGTTGCATCCGTCGCGTGGATTGCCCAACAATCTCACGATGCAAAGAAGAATAACAAGAAGGACTAAGCAAATGGGGAAGCGAAGCGGTGGCACGCTCGCTCCCTAATATAATTATAACCAGTCTAGCATATAATATGAAGAGAAGACAAACATTCTTTTTTTCGCTGATCTTGTTAAGCGTAGCGACTATAGGAATGCGCGAAATGTGGACAAACCTGTTCACAACTGTCATTATGGTTGCAACGCTGGCCGTAACGGTGTTTGTGATCATTAAAGACGTGCTAAGGAGAAAGTAAAGATGGAATATCATTTAAAAAGCCGCCAGGATGTTGAGGGCTTTATAAAAAATGAAGTCCTCGGCGCCCCAGAGGCTCAGGAAATTTTAAACGTGAATAAGCAGCGGATGAGTAAGCTGATTAGTGATGGACGGATTAAGCCGATTAAAAAAATTGGACAGGTTAACCTGCTTTTACGCACTGATGTTTTACAGCTGAAGCAGGAGCTTGAAGCCGGCAGGAAGAAATATCGGCCGTATAATGAGTGAAGCACTAGCAAAAATTTTTCGTGGATTTTTAAAGGGATTTATTGTATAGTTCCCTTCGATGCTCTAAAATAGGTGTAACTGTATGGAAATCAAATTAACAGTTTCTTCGGAGATGAATAAAATGGAATTGAAAAACCTTTTAGTTTACCTTCTAAAGCATTCGAGTAAAGCTTTGACAAGAACAGAATTGATGAAGTACGTTTACGTTTTTGAATATTATTATACGCAAAAGTTTGGTGAGCAATACACTGATTTAAAATTCGAACGATATAAATATGGGCCAAATCATATGGACGTTGTTGAAACAACTCATGAACTATCGACAGAGGGCATTATAAACATTCATGCGTATGAAAATTATTATGGCCGGACATCCTATGACCATGAGTATATTGGAACACATTGTGACCAATACGCCCTAGATGAAAAAGCCGAGGATGTAGCAAGTTTTGTCCTAGATCTTTTAGGGAAAGAAAATTATAGTGGTGTTCTAAAAATTGCGTATGAGACGCCTCCAATGAAAGAAATTATTGAGGAAGAAAATTCAATTGGCTGTAAATTTTATGGGAGGGTGATCGACATGTCAAAATCAAAACCGATTTATAAGTCAAGTCGTCAAGCCCGATTAGAAGCTAAAAAAAGGTTAGAACTAAGAGAGGAAACACGCGGATCTGACCAAGAATATTATTCCCATCTTCTAAGTCAATATCACAATTTTGACGATACTAGAAGGAGGGCAAACAGTGTCAAAGCTTAATTGATGAACGTGATTTTAATTTCGGTTCAGTTTGGAAAGTGGCCGATAGCGATGTTTCTATCCCTCAGGCTGATAAACGAAAAAATGTAAGAAAAGTGCATCAAGAAAGATGGGTTGTAGTTATCTCTAATAACAATCAGAACTACAACCCAGTATGTCCAATTGTAACTGTTGCTCCATTATCAAGTAGAACAGATTTAAAGAAAAAGTTTGACTTAGAATTATATAATAGTAGGGACAATGTAAAATTAGATTCTTTGCTTCAACTTCAACTAAGTCAACCAATTCTGAAAGTGGATCTTTTTGATTTACAAGGTGAGATTTCTCAAGATGCAAAAGACGAACTTTTATTTCTCATAGAAGATTATTTTGGTCTTACATACGAAGATTAA